GAGAGAATACTGGGAGAGAAGTGGAAGAAGTCTCTGTCACCTTGGAAGAGGGTGCATGACAGAGAGATTATCATTCAGGGACGTAAGAACATTGCTTATGATCTTACTGGTGTTAACATCCTTGACTATCTTGACCTCTATAAGAAGTTTACTTACACAAACCAAGAGTCATACCGACTAGACCATATAGCTATGGTAGAATTGGATGATGCTAAGTTAGACCACTCACAGTATGAAAACTTTAAAGATTTCTATACTAATGATTGGCAACGCTTTGTAGAGTATAACATTCATGACGTTAATCTTGTTGACCAATTGGAAGACAAGATGAAATTGATTGAATTGTGTGTCGCTATGGCATATGATGCTAAGGTTAACTTTGAGGATGTATATTCTCAGGTTAAAGTATGGGACACATTGATCTACAATGATCTCAGAAAGAGAAACATTGTAGTACCACCAAGGAATAGTAGTAAAAAGGATGAGAAGTATGCAGGAGCTTACGTTAAAGAGCCTAAACCAGGCATGTATGATTGGGTTGCGAGTTTCGATCTTAACTCTCTGTACCCTCATCTCATCATGCAGTACAACATCAGCCCCGAAACCCTCTGTGAAAGACGACATCCCACCGCCAGTGTTGATGGATTGCTTCGTAGAGAAGTTCGAATCGATGGAGACTTTGCAGTGTGTGCCAACGGTGCCCAATACCGCAAAGACATTCACGGATTCCTCCCTCAGATGATGCAACGCATCTATGAAGAAAGGACAATCTATAAGAAGAAGATGCTTGCTGCCAAGCAGCAGTATGAAAAGACACCTACAAATAAATTAAAGCAAGACATTGCTAAATTTAATAACATCCAGATGGCGAGGAAGATCCAACTTAACTCAGCCTATGGTGCTATTGGTAACCAGTATTTCAGGTATTATAACCTTGCAAATGCTGAAGCTATCACTCTCTCAGGACAAGTTTCAATCAGGTGGATAGAGAATAAAGTAAATGATTATTTAAACAAAGTATTACAAACGGAGGACGTTGATTATGTTATTGCCAGCGATACTGATAGTATCTACATCCATCTTGGTCCTCTGGTACAAGCTGTATTCCCCAGTGGAGAGAAGGACGATCAGAGTACACTTAGGTTCCTTAAAAAGGTGTGTGATGTGGAACTTGATCGCTATATTGCGAGTTCTTATGAAGAAATGGCAACCTATGTAAATGCATATGATCAGAAGATGATCATGAAGCGTGAGAACATAGCAAACAAAGGCATATGGACTGCTAAGAAGAGATATATTTTAAACGTATGGAATAGTGAGGGTGTCCAGTATGAGAAACCTAAACTAAAGATGATGGGTATTGAAGCAGTTAAGTCTTCTACACCTATGCCATGTCGTACTGCCATTAAGGAAGCACTTGATGTTATTATGACAGGTAGTGAGAGTGATACTCAGAAATATATTAAAGACTTCCGTGAAAGGTTTGAGCAGATGTCACCAGAGGATATTGCATTCCCTCGTGGGTGTAATAATATAGCAAAGAATACATCCAGTGCTACAATATATGGCAAGGGATGTCCTATGCATGTGAGGGGATCTCTATTGTATAACTTCTGGATTAAGAAGAAGAAACTACAGCACAAGTACCCTATCATTCAAGAAGGTGAGAAGATTAAATACTTACATCTTCGCACACCAAATAAGATTAATGAGAATATAATCTCATTCTTCCAGACTCTTCCAAAGGAATTTGGGCTTGACGAATCTATCGACTATGACCTACAATTTGAGAAGAGTTTCCTTGCACCGTTGAAAGCCATACTTGATACAGTAGGTTGGGATGCGGAGAAGAAAAATACTTTAGAGGCACTATGGTCTTAGTTTTTATAATCACAGGACTCCTATTACTATTAGTAGTGGGTGGGGTGTGGTTAACCTTCGGTCCAGGAGGTAAGGATGTTAAAGATCCTATTGATGAGCATGCTAAAATGCATGAGTTAGGAATCGCACATGGTCATTCACCCAATAAAAGATGAGTTTTTTAAAAGATATAGTCAAAGAGATAGACAATGAATACGCTGCTATCGTTAGTGATGGTGTCGCTGCTGGTGATACTGGTTCGTTTATCGACACAGGTTCGTACATCTTTAACGGACTTGTCTCAGGAAGCATCCAAGGAGGTGTTCCAGGGAATAAGATCACAGCTATTGCAGGTGAATCAAGCACAGGCAAAACGTTTTTCTGTCTTGGTATCGTACGTAATTTCCTCGAATCTAATCCTGATGGTGGGGTTATTTATTTTGAGTCTGAGAGTGCGTTGAGTAAAGATCTGATTGAGAATCGTGGTATTGATTCCAGTCGTATGATTATAGTCCCTGTGACTACAGTGCAAGAGTTTAGGACACAGGCAATCAAGATCCTTGACAAATATATGGCAGAGAAGAATCAACCACCTATGATAATGGTGCTTGATTCATTAGGTATGCTGTCCACCTCTAAAGAGATGGAAGACAGTGAAGCAGGTAAAGAGACTAGAGATATGACACGTGCACAGGTAGTTAAATCTATCTTCCGTGTGCTTACCCTTAAACTAGGTAAAGCAAATGTACCTCTAATTGTGACCAACCATACATATGATGTGGTGGGTGCATATGTACCGACCAAAGAGATGGGTGGAGGCAGTGGTTTAAAGTATGCAGCATCTAATATCATCTACCTTAGTAAGGCTAAGGAAAAGGATGGTAAAGAGGTGGTGGGTAATATAATCAAAGCCAAACTCGCTAAGTCTCGACTTGCTAAAGAGAATGCTCAAGTGTCGATTCGCTTATATTATGATGAAAGAGGACTGGATCGGTACTATGGTCTGCTAGAATTAGGAGAGAAGTATGGAGTCTTTGAACGTAAAGGTAATCGTATTGTCATAGGTGATGAATCGGTTTACCCTTCCGTAGTATATAAAGATCCCGATAAATATTTCTCGCCAGAAATTTTACAAGCACTAGATGAGTGTGCAGCCAAGGAGTTTTCATATGGATCTTAGTAAATTTATCGTCACTTATGACGATGTATTAGATGACAATCTATGCAAGAATGCAATAGATATGTTCGATAAAGATCCATCTATAGTCGCTAGGTTAGATTCAGATGTCTTTAACTTCAACTGTATCAATGTAACAGAAGAGGTTGAGATTAAAAACAATACTAAATGGAATCCATTACATCAACAGGTTGTGATCGCCATTAAAACATGTGGTGAGAAGTACATGAAAGACCTTGATGTTGAAAGGTATTGGCCTAGACAGAATTCACTAGAGCAAGTTAAGTTGATTAAGTATCAACATAAGACGGAGGACTCATTCAAACGTCACATTGACGTTGGAGATCATAACTCCGCAAGAAGATTTCTTACATACCATATGTTTTTAAATGACGTAGAGGGTGGAGAGATTGTATTTGATGACATGGACTTCACAGTTAAGGCCAAACGTGGTAGAGTAGTGTTGTTTCCATCTACATGGACCTACGCTCACTCGTATAGACCACCTATAGATCAAGACAAATACGCTCTCACTACCTATCTGCATTACACATGAGTATGAAGATCGAAGACATCACCCTTAGTAAACTGATCCTCAACGACACGTATACTAAGAAGGTGTTACCTTTCATTAAGGATGATTACTTTGACAGCACTTCACACAAGATACTCTTTAGTACCTTGTCTGATTATGTCAACAAGTTTGAAACCACCCCCGAACCCAACGCCCTAAAGATAGAAGTAGAGAAACGTAGGGACATCTCCGACGAAATATACAAGGAGGTTGAGCAGTTTCTTAATAATTTAGATAGGGATCATTATAACGAGGACTGGTTAATCGAGACCACTGAGAAGTGGTGTAAAGAGAAGGCAATTTACCTTGCCTTAATGGAGTCCGTCAAGATTGCTGATGGACAAGACAAAACACGTACTAAGGATGCGATACCGAGTATCATGTCCGAGGCCCTTGGTGTGTGTTTTGATGATCATGTAGGACACGATTACATACAAGACTCTGATGACAGATATGACTTCTATCACAAGAAGGAAGAGAAGATTCCGTTCGATCTCGAATATCTTAACAAAATTACAAAAGGTGGTCTACCTAATAAGACTCTTAATATCGCACTTGCTGGTACAGGTGTCGGGAAGTCTCTATTCATGTGCCATGTTGCTAGCTCCGTGCTGCTCCAAGGGAGGAACGTTCTCTACATTACAATGGAGATGGCAGAGGAGAAAATTGCAGAGCGAATTGATGCCAACCTTTTGGACATCCCAATCCAACAACTCAACAGTCCACTCCTCACCAAAGAAAAGTACTCCTCCAAGTTGCTGGAGTTAACTAAGAAGACACAAGGTAAGTTGATTGTTAAAGAATATCCTACAGCATCTGCACATGTAGGTCATTTTAAGGCACTCTTAAATGAATTGTCTATGAAGAAAGGTTTCAGTCCTGATATAATCTTCATAGACTATCTTAATATATGTGCAAGTGCTAGGTACAAAGGCACTATAGTTAATAGTTACACTTATGTTAAAGCAATCGCAGAGGAACTCAGAGGGTTGGCAGTCGAATACGATCTACCCATTGTATCAGCGACGCAAACGACTCGTGCTGGTTACGGTAGTAGTGACGTTGAGCTTACTGACACCTCTGAATCCTTTGGTCTTCCTGCCACAGCTGATCTTATGCTTGCTCTTATTAGTACTGAAGACCTAGAAGGTCTCAATCAAATAATGGTTAAGCAGTTAAAGAATAGATATAATGACCCTACAATGTATAAGAGATTCGTTATAGGGATTGACAGAGCGAAGATGAGGCTGTATGATTGTGATCAACAGGATGACATCATCGATGCTGGTGATATAGAACCAGTTACTGACACTAAAAAAACATTCGAGGGATTTAAAGTATAATGTCTGAACAAGATCTAACTAATATGCCACCACAGGATCCTGGACAGGATGCCGAGGCAGAAAGAATTAATAATCAGATGCGTGATGAATCTGAGAAGCAACAGGAAAGAGCAAAGAAGGTCATGGATGAAACTCCTAAGACCCCTGAAGAGATGCTCGAAGATAAGAGGATGGGTAGAGCACCTGCTGCAAAGGAAAGACTTGAGGAGAAGGTAAAGGAGAAGAAGAAAGCAGAGAAAGAGAAACCTAAGAAGTTTGAGATTGACTTAGACAACTACATGGAGTTTGTAGATAGAGTTACATCACCTGCTAGTAAGGATTATAATGCATTGCTAGAAAGATATGCTGAGTTGAAGGAAGCAGGTTGTAAGATAGAGAGATTAGATACTGCTGGTAGTGGTCTTGCTGCTGAGTCTGGTGAGTTTATGGAGATTGTTAAGAAGTTAAAGTTCCAAGGTAAACCATACAATGCTAAAACTAAGGAGCACTTAGAGAAAGAGTTGGGTGATATCATATGGTATGCAGCACAAGCAGCATTAGCATTAGGTTTAAGACTCGATGAGGTTATCTATACTAATACTCTTAAGTTAGCATCACGTTATCCAGGTGAGATGTTTAATGTAGATTACTCAGAAAACAGAGCACCAGGCGATATCTAATGGAAGCACATACTAACGGTAGTCTTTCAGTAGTAGTACCAATGGATGACTTCAAGAAGATCCTAAGACAGATGTGGAAGTCTCGTGCAACTGAACCTGAAATGGGTAGGTTGTATGAGAAATACTTAAAACTTACCACGTTTGAAGAATGAGATATCCTGTAGACATCGACAAAGGTAATTCATTTGCTAAGTCGATTCCAGGTGTGGGTGGTTTCTCTGGAGCATTCCCACTACCTGACGGTCAAGTACTAGTCTCTAGTGCTGACGGTGTAGGGACTAAGATTAATATCGCAGCAGTTGCAGGTGATTATACAACTATTGGTATTGATCTTGTTGCTATGTGTGTTAATGATCTAGTTTGTTGTGGTGCTAAACCATTATACTTCTTAGATTATATTTCTACTAGGAAGATAGATGCTAACATAGCAGATATTATGGTTGGTATCTACAAAGGGTGTGAGATATCAGGTATGAGACTGTTAGGTGGAGAGACAGCAGAGCATTATAGACAGCATGAATATGACATGGCAGGGTTTGCCACTGGTATAGTAGACAGAGAAGATAATTTAATTGACGGAAGTGGTATAAAGAATGGTGATACTATAGTTGGTGTAGCAAGTAGTGGACTGCATAGTAATGGGTTTAGTCTCATCAATGATATGTTGTGGAGACATGAGTTATACTTCAAGGAGCATCCAGACTTACTTACTCCTACTCACATCTATGCACCTATGGTACAAAAACTAATGACAAGCATGGGTGAGCATGCTGTCTTTGGTATGGCACACATCACAGGTGGTGGACTACAGGAGAATATTGATAGAGTTATACCATCAGGTCTTCATGCTCAGATTGATTGGACATCATGGGAGAGACCAGAGATATACAATGTAATACAGAGAGGTGCACAGTCCAACCCTCTAACTGAGGATATAACAGAGGAAGAGTTGAGAAGGGTATTCAATTGTGGTATAGGGTTTGCTCTAGTAACACCATTCCCTGATGCTGTTAGGGAATTAATAGATGAGGAATCCTGGATAATTGGAGAGGTGGTTGACAATAGTTGACAAGGGTGGTATATTATATCTGTTGGACGCAACATAGGGAGTGACTGAATAATCTTTCTGGCAAATGCTGGATAAGGTGATGAGACACAGGTGGTGCTGCTTCTTCGGAAGAATCGACTTACCAGTCGGGTCTCAGGCAGAGATGTAAAATTTACTACTGTAGTAATGCCCGTCTCTTGTTGGTATACAGGAATCCAACCTCCCACATTAATAAATAAGAGGGACTGATCTCCCTCTTTTTTAATGGCTTATGAACCGTCGGAAGGATTGTTTGCAGGTCTAGCATTAATTGATAAGACTACAATAACTGCTGCCATCTCCGATCAATCTAAATTCACAGAGTTAATGTCCCTTGCTCAGACAAATCTAGCAGGAGATAAAGTACTAGATGCTGCTGGTAATGCTACTAAGAATGGTATGCTTAAGGCAGTTGACCTAGAGGGTAAGGATTCTAATAAGATTAAAGCAATATATGCTGACCTAGCAGCAGCATCCTCTGCTGTGTTGGGTGCAAGAGGTAGTAGAGGTACACCAGATAAAGTATATTTGACAGGTAATAAATGGCATAGTGATGTAGCTGACTTCAAGTTGAAGCACGTGGGGATGGCAGACTATAACTCCAGTGATGTCATAATGAAGTATGGAAAGACTTATATTGGAGTATCATTAAAGAAGAAACCAAAGACAACAGCACAGAGTCCTACTCTAATTAACAATGCATTCTCTGCATACATTCAGGGTGATGGACTAGAGGGTGCAAAGAAAGAGATACAGGAGCATAGAGTTAAGTGGTTTGCTAATGTTATAAAGGAAGCATGTACCAAGGGTGGTCCTCTGTTTGGATTTGCTAGCTCACCTGCTATGAAGAATAAGGGTATCTCATCATTGAATCCCTTGACATCACTGGCTGATGCTGAGGTACTATGGAAGATGAAGGTAGCAAGGAAGAAGGCTAATGGTACATCTGAGAATATATTTCTAATTAACCTGAAGAGTGACCAAGATCTAGCAGATGCTGACGGTATAATAAAGAAGACAGACTCTAAAGGTAAACAGGATGAGTTTAGGAAGTATGTTAATGAGAAGTTACAGAGTAAAGGTGGTGTATTAAATGGTTTGTATCAAGGTTTCCTTGATATAATGAATAAACCCAAGGTGAAAGAGACCCTAGCAGACACTATGCTTAATAGGGTATTGAAACTAGAGATGTATGATGAGTTTCCAAAAGCATTATGGGATAAGAAAGAGTTTGAATTCTTACTCTGTGAAGGTATAGGTACAGTGGATAATGATTTGATACCATCAGTAGCAACAGCACATGTATCTGAGCTCAGTAGTATTATGATTGCCATCATAAAACTTAAGAAACAACCTACTACCATTACGTTAAACACAGAGGATACATTTAGAAGGAAGGCTGCTAAGGTATTCTTTACCTTAAGTAAAGGTAAGACACCTATACTTGATATAGAACTGAGATACAAGGGTGACTTCGCTGCTTACCCCCAGTTCTTTGCTGGTATGACTAAGGAATTTAAAGCAATGGTGTCACAACCAGTATAATAAGTGTCCACTCTCACCCCTAGAGGGGGTGTCTGCTGCTATAATAAATACAAAGGGAAGTCCGAATCATTGAGATGGGAGACTCCCTTTAATTTTCTCAACACATGTCAAAGAATACACACCTAGAGCACTTGGAGGATGACATATTTAACCAGGGATATGCTGGTGCAAATAATGCTGTCAACTTTCTAGAGTCTCTAAAGCATATGCTTACCACTGGACACGGTGGTGGTGATACTAAGGTGACTGTCAAATGGGACGGTGCACCTGCCATTATATGTGGAAGAGATCCCTCAACAGGTATGTTTTTCGTTGGTACTAAGTCAGTCTTTAATAAGACTGATCCTAAGATAGGATACAACGAAGAGATGATTGATATACATTACGATGGAGTCTTAAATAAGATTCTTAAGCAGTGTTATAATCAGTTAATTAAACTACCTATTGAGGGAGTTATCCAAGGTGACCTTCTATACACAGAGACACCATCTAAGGTGGTGATGTGTGGTAAACCATGCTATAAGTTTAAACCTAACACTATTACTTACTGTGTTGAGTCTAATACTGTCATGGGTAAGAAGGTAGGAGATTCTAAACTAGGTATAGTATTCCATACCACTTATAAGGGTGGTGAATCAGTTGCTGAGATGGCAGCATCCTTTGGATGTAATGTCAATCATCTGCAAGGAGTTAAGGACGTTGCAGTATTCTCTTCAGAGTTTACCAATGTCAATGGGGTAGCAAACCTAAGCACTACTGAGAAGGCACTCGTTGAAAGGCATGTTAGTGCTGCCAAGAGAAATCTTAGAGCAGGTGCTAGGTTCCTTAATACTATTCAGAATGAGAGTGGTACCTTCGCACATAATGCACTCTTCAAGATCTACTTCAACCAAGTCATTAAAGGAGGTAAGATACCAACTACCTCTGCATCTATGGCAAAGGGTTTCTCTATCTTCGTAGAGGATAGATATCAGAAGGAGATTGCTAAGAAGAAGACTGCTAAAGCAAAGAAGATGTGGGAAGAAAGGAAAGACAAGAGTCTTAAATACCTAAATACTAATAAATCTGTGATGTTCTCAGCACTAGATGGTTTCAAAAACCTAATGGATGCTAAGGTTCTCATCATTAGTAAACTTAATAAGATAGAAGGTGTTGGTACCTTCATCGAAGATGAGAGTGGTTACCGAGCAACGGCTCCAGAAGGATTCGTAGCAATTAAAGAAGGTGCTGCACTCAAACTTGTTGATAGACTAGAATTTTCTAGGGCTAACTTCACTGTTGCAAAGGACTGGGGTTAATGAATTTTACACAATTCCTAAGAGAAGCTACTGCAAGCAAGGGTAAAACCCCTGCTGAAAAGAAGAAAGAAGCACAAGAGGCAGACAATCATGTTGCAATTACTTTTGGTCGTTTCAATCCTCCTCATGCTGGACATGGAAAACTCCTTGATGCTGTTAAGTCACATGGAGGAGACTCTGGCAACTATAGGATCTATCCTTCGAGGTCGCAGGACCATAAGAAGAACCCATTAAGTGCTCAACAAAAGGTTGATCACATGCGTAAGATGTTCAAAGGACATAAGGACGCAATACAAAACAATGAAGGTCAACGTAACGTCTTTGATATCCTTAGAGATATAAATGACGAGGGTAAAGAGCATGTAACTATGGTAGTGGGAGATGATCGTGTCAAAGAATTCGAGAAACTCACATCAAAGTACAATGGAATCCATTACAATTTCAAAACTATTAATATCAAGTCTGCTGGTGCTAGAGATCCAAATTCTGAAGATCCAATCGAGAATTTAAGTGCATCTAAGCAGAGAGATCATGCTTCTAAGGATGACCACGACTCATTCCATGCTGGTATGCCTAAAGGTACTAGTAAGAAGCATAGTAAAGTCTTGATGCAGGATGTTATCAAAGGTATGACACCTCCTCCTAAGACTAATAAGACTAAGAAGACTAAGGATAAGATGAAGAAGGAATCTGTCTGGGAATACGCACCTAAACTAGACTACGATTCATTCAGAGATTTCTATATGCTTAACCAGATCTTTAAGGTAGGAGCATTAGTAGAGCATGATGACACAGGTCTTAGAGGACATGTAGTACATCGTGGTACCAATTATATTATTATGAAAGACGATAGAAACATTGAGTTACGTGCTTGGTTAAGACATGTAACTGAGGTCACAGAGGATGACGGTGGACAATTAAGTGATGTCCAAAAGAAGGCTGCAGATACCTCTAAAGATCAATCAAACTACTCAGCAGACGATGGTAGTGGTAACGATTGGAAAATCGGTACTGATACATATAGGATAGCACTTCAAGATATGACACCTGGTCAAGGAGTCAAGAAGTTTAGCGACTTTAACGCTGAGATTCGTGGAAAAGCAGTCGCACCTAAATAATCAAGTAGAAACTTAAACCTTTCTTTTAGGATAGAGAAATGACATTAGAAATGCTAGTATCGACTGCACTGATGGAGTATACATTAGATGAGCAGACAAGGATCCTTAAGTCTTTGGAGAATGGCACAACCATGCCAACCGAGAGACTCAAGAAGGGCATGGATAAGGTCGTAGAAGTTTTAAATACTTGGGAGCCAATTGTAGAAGGCTATGCTGGATTTCCTGTTGAAAGAGATCACATCGACAAGAAGAAGAGAGAGCACGACAAGGATCGTAACATTGGTCGTGTTGTCCGTCATGGTAACGACTCTTTCGTAATCACTGGTAAGAAAAATGACGGTAGGTACATCATCGTAGGTAAAAAGGGTGAGAAGACTGCCAAAGCACCAGAAGATATGGGATTACAAACAGCAAACGAACAAGTAATAGGTATTGACATCGAAGAATTACATCAACAGATGCTTACTGAGTCTAAGAAAACAAAGGGCAAGGTAAAGCGTTGGTGGGATGACGATGGCGATGGTAAAGGTTATGAGAAGCATGAAGTGAAGAAGACCAAGAAGGAAGAGCGAGAGTGGGTCACCAAGTTGAGAGAGACTGGTGTATTCACCGAGGCAGAGCTCGATTACATTTCGGAGCTTGACTCATGATTAATGAAGTAAACCAGAATGGTAAGTCCGCACAGGATAGCTATCTCAAAACCAAAAAGAAGGGTAACGTAACAGTCAACCCGAAGAAGGAGGATCTAATGTCCGAATTGTATTCATCAAAAATTAAAAGCAGTCTTCAAGATATTAAAGAGAAGGCAGCACAAGCATTTAAAGAGACTCGTACCAAACGAGCAAAGTCATCTGAGCCTCAAGGCACAGAAGTTGAGCCTCAGAATCCAACTGAAGAAGTGGAGGCTAAGAAGTCTGAAATTGATGACAGCGAAGCAAAGAAAGAAATCTCAGAGCGTATGCGTCAGCGTCTACTCCAATTAACACAGGAGCATGACAGTAAGTATATGCTTAACATAGCTGATCCTAAGTGATCGTATATATAGAGTACCTTTACTCTAGTTAATCATGATTAACTTTTTAATGCCTATTGCTATCAGCATCATTAATAAGGCTGTTGATAGAATTCCAGAGGATCTCGATTCAGTAATTAAAGATTTCGTAATTAAACTGCTAAAGAAAGCAGCAGCTAAGACAGAAAATAAAGTTGACGATGAACTCGTTGCTGCTGTCGCTAAGGCACTGCTTGAATCTTAGTGGTTATAAATAAAATATAGGAAACCGTCCACGGAGAATTAAAAATGGCAGTCTTTGGTACTATAGACGCTGCTACGTTTGGCAATAATGTTGCTGTCACTAACGGTGATGCTACTGTTACCAAGAATGCAGCTGATAGTGTTGACGTAGGAGACATTCTAGTCTTGAATAGCGTTAACTATCTTGTTAGAGAAGTAACTAGCACAACCGCAATCGAATTACATAAAGCATATGCAGGAAGCACTGATGCTTCTTTGTCTGGTGCTGTCAGACGTACTGCTCCTAAAGCAGTTGCTGAGTATGTAGTTAAAGGTGGTGACAGTGTATCATACGATCTAGTATTCGTTGATACTACTGAGCAAGACATCGCTTCTAACAAGTCAAGAGGAATTACTGGTCCTGGATGGTGGCAATACCAAACATACGTCACACACAATGGTGACACACGTCATAAGGCAGAATACATAGCACCTGCGAAAGCAACTGCTGGTAATGCTGGAGACTTTACTGATGATACAGTCGCAGCAGATGTACTTGAGACTATTACAGTCGGTACACAACCTGCTAACTCTACTTCTTCTAGTGGTGCTGGAACATTCGTTGCTGCTGCAACAGTGGATCAGTCAGGTACTATTACATACCAGTGGCAACGTCAGACAGCAAACGCAACTACTCGTTGGGTAAATATCAGTGCTGCTGATCTAGATACTGGCATTACATATGCTAACTGGACTACTGCAACACTTGCTTACAGTGCTCTAGCTAATGACTCACTAGATGGTTACAAGTATCGTTGTGTTATTAACACAAGCAAGGGTGCTGAGACCAAGAGAACAAATGGAGCTGCTACTTTAACATTCGGCAGTTAATATCTGATGATTTGTAATGCATTTTGAATCACTTAATGAAAAAAACTATTTGATGTTCGCTATTAAGCATTACGATAACCCTCAGTCGGTTACCGTTGATGATTTCATGGAGGATATGAAGAAGTTTAAGTACCTTAAACGGTTACTTAAACGATATGTCAAGACACGTATCCTCCGAGTGAATCTCATACTGAATCACTTAATAATATTGTTTAATGTTTTTGGTGATGCCACTATCCCCTTGCTCATGTATAAACTTGAGCCTGAATACTGGCCCTTAATTAAGACCTTCCTACAATATCTGGATAGGATGCCCGAAGTGGGTGTAGGTGTATTTGATGAGGTCGATATAGATGATGATGTTGCTTCTTTATTGGAAGAGATATGAACGAAGATGCCCCAACAATGAGTGCTGGTAATGGTGGATTCTCTGGATCTGCTGCTGCCACTGGTCCTGTTGCGGGTTATGACCCTCTGCTAGGTAGCAAGAAGGTCAAGCGTCGTAAGTATGGTACCAAAAAGAAAGAGAAGTGTAACGAAGATGCAGCTGATAGGTATGGTAAGTCAAACTACCTGCCTTTTTTAGTGTGTTATGATGGTGCAGAGCAGTACGTATTGTATGGTAAGTCACCAGCAGAGATAAAGATTCAACTAAGAAAGATATACAGACCAGAAAATCATAAGAAGATCAGAGTCAAGAGACTGTATCCTAATGAGGTCATTAAATTCTATTGGAATAAAAGACAAGCAGCATTGACAGATCAATGAGTGAAATAAACGCAGCAATATTAGAGAGGTTAGAGAAGGTAGTTGATAAACTATCTGACAACTCCACTAAGATGGGGGAGTTGCTTGCTGTACACAATGAGAAATTAGACAAACAGGATAGAATAGATGCAGTATTATTTGAGAAAGTGGAATCGGTTCACAGAGAAGTTAACCGTAGAGCAGAGGAGATTAAGAAGGGCTGTGAGAGAGATATTCGCAAGGTAGATGAAAGACTCCGTGTCATGGAAAAGAAGATGTGGACTATTTTTGGTGCTCTTAGTGTTATATCTTTCATCGTTAGTCCAATCGGACAAGCGGTCCTAAAGAACTTGACAGGTCCCAGACCTAGTGATACACTGTATACATACCAAGATCAAGTTGCATGGACTACGTTGAGGACAAATACATACGATTCCTCAACACAAGGCTAGACAAGTTTAAAAACGTAAAATCAGGACTATACAACTTCCGTTGTCCCTACTGTGGTGATTCAAAAAAGCATCGCAATAAGGCTCGGGGGTATTTTTTTCTGAAGAAGTCTGAGTATATCTTTAAGTGTCACAACTGTGGCATTGGAAGGTCTCTTAGTAACTTCTTAAAGGATCATGCACCTGACCTGCACGACCAGTTTATACTGGAGAAATACAGGTCAGGTGCTACTGGTAAGGGGAGGCACACACCCAATCCAAAGTATAAATCAGCTAAGCCTAACTTTGTAAATAAGATAGCAGATTTACAATCTATCGCTAATCTAAATAGAAAACATGCAGCGAGAGAATACCTAGAGAAACGACAAATCCCACAGGAAAAGTTATCCTCTTTGTATTACACTGAAAGGTTTAAGACTTGGATTAATTCCAAGAAACCAGGTACATTTCAAAGTCTCCAGAATGATAGAGGACGTATCATCATTCCCTTGATAGACAAGGAAGGTAATTGGTTTGGTGTGCAGGGTAGATCCCTTCTACCCAGATCAACGATGAGATATATAACTATCATATTCGATGAGGATAAACAAAAAGTATTTGGATTAAACCATGTTAAAGAAAGTGAGCCCATCTACATCGTGGAAGGGCCGATTGATTCCCTCTTCCTGGATAATTCCGTTGCGATGGTTGGGAGCGACTTTGATCCTAGGTCGCATCATTGGGGCAATTATATTTGGGTTTATGATAACGAACCTCGTAACCGACAAATCGTCGAGCGAATCTCCAACTCAATCGACAGAGGAGATCAAGTAGTGATATGGCCACAGACGGTGACAGAAAAGGATATCAATGATATGATAGTTGCGGGACGTAATCCCCAAGATATCATAAAAAATAATACCTATCAGGGTATACAAGCAAAAATAAAACTAACTGAATGGAAACGAGTATGACACAGATCCAAGTAAAGAAACGTAACGGCAGAGGCAGTGAGGATCTCAAACTTGAAAAGATTCATAGGATGGTGGAGTTTGCCTGCGATGGACTGGCAGGTGTTTCTGAATCCCAGATCGAAATGAATTCTAACCTTCAATTATATGATGGTATTAGTACTGTAGATATACAAGAGATCCTAGTGAGGTCTGCTAATGATTTGATCACACTGGAGAATCCTAACTATCAATACGTTGCTGCAAGACTGCTTGCTTACGGTCTGAGAAAGTCTGTGTATGGTGACCATCCAGATTACCGTCCATTCCTACTGGATCATGTTAAAGATTGTATTGAGAAGGGAATATATGACAGCAGGATTATAGATAAGTATACTGAAGAAGAGTGGACAGAGATCGATAGTTATATCGATAACGATAGAGATTATATCTTTACCTATGCTGGTCTCAGACAGGTTGTAGATAAATATCTTGTACAAGATCGTAGCAGTGGTGAGGTGTTTGAGACACCGCAACAAATGTATATAATGATTGCTGCAACACTCTTTCAAGAGTATGATAGTACAATTCGTTTGGAGTACGTAAAGAAATACTATGACGCAATCAGCAAGCACAGGATCAACATCCCAACACCAGTCATGGCAGGTGTCCGAACACCCATTCGTCAATTTGCATCTTGTGTTTTGGTTGATGCTGATGACACCCTCGATAGTATCTTTAGCAGT